GCTAACGACGTTCCAGCAAAACGTCACCGGAGTCGTCGCCGCCGTCACGGTTCCGGCCGTAGCGATGTTGCCGGCGGCCGTCCACGTCCAAATGCCCGTAGGGTTGGCGGTGAAGCACCCGCCCTGAAGCGTGTTGAACCCCACCGGAATCGTAAACGTGGCAATCGCCGTCGTCCCGCTGATGTTGAAATACGGCCCCGACGGCGTGATGGTCGTGCCTGAAGCCACCGTGCCGGTCTGTATCCAGTTGGCTGGAGACGACAGCGGGTTATCCCAACTCGGCGCCCAGGTGTTCGTCGCGGCGGAGCAAACCCATTGCGCTCCGGTCAGGACGTTTACCCAGGGCGTCGTTGGCGTGCCGGCCGCCGTGCAACTGCCGTTGTACGGCGGATCGATCTGAAAGAAACCCGAAGGCACCGGGTTCCCCCCGAACGCCGTGGTCGTCGAATAGACGTTCGAGATCAGCACCATGTCGCCCGAAGGATGTGGCGCAGCATACGTCCCGAGGTAGCCTCGAAAAACGCTGACGCTCTTGAGCGACGTGTTGACGCTGAATACGCCCATCGCTTCGCGGCCAACGTAGATGACGCTGACCGGAGAGCCGGGAAGCGACGGCGCGCTGATGCCCGTAACGGACACGAGAAAAACCACCTGGTCGATCTGCGGCGTACCTCCGCTGTAGAACGACGGGCCGCTCACCGCCGACGCCAGAGTGGTTTGCGTGAGCGCGACTTGCGCCTGCGAGGAAAGGGCGAAGCCGAGCATAAGGGTGAGAACCACAACTGCTTTTCGTAGTGTTTTCATGTTCGTGTGTTCTCCTTAGCTCGCGATCCTGACCGCGCCCTGCGGATACTGCGAGAGCCACCCGCCGAGCACGTCGAGGCGCATGAGCAGTCTGTCGGTGTTGATGTCGGGTTGCGCCCACATGCGGATTGCCAGCCCGAGCTCCTTGTCGGCCGCCATTTCCATGATGTGCTGCCCTTCGTAGGTTTCCAGGTCGGCGCATCCGAAAGTGAAAGCGGAGGGGTGAAAAGCGACGCCGCGGTAGGACTGCACCGCGCTCGCGCCTTGCACCGTGATGGCCGCGCCGTTCGCCGGCGAAACGTCGACGGTCTGGTACGGCCCGCCGAGCGTTATGCCGTCGCCGTCGACGCAGCCTATCGGGATCGTCGCAAGACCCGCGCCGTCCGACACCACGTTGGCGAGGACCACGAATGATCTCAAGTCTCCCGTGGATTGACGCGTCAGCGGGTTGATGCGGTGAACGCCAGCGAAGAAGATGATGTCGCCAGCGTTAAGCACGGCGGTCGTGGCGGTCCAACCGCTCGTGGCGATGCTGCTTCCGGTTTGGTTCGCGCCGCTAACGACCGGCGTGCCGCCCTGCGTGCCGGTCTTGAACGTCGGAACGTTCTGTGACATGAACCACTCGAAGCCCAACCCTTCGGCGACAAGGCCCTTGTAGTAGTCCTCTTCGCCGCCCTTGCCGGCCTTCAAGTTGCGAAGGAAGCCCAGGGAGGCGGTGCCGCCAACGTTCGTGATCAAGCCCTGCAATGCGGGGAAGATCGCCCGCTGCATGCGCGGCGAGATGTGAAGCGAGAGGTTTTCCTCGTCGTCTATAGGGAAGCCTTCGTCGGCGAGGATTTGGAGAGCGTTAAGGTAAGTGTCCGCTGCGGTAGGCACGGTACCAGGGGTGCCTACTTCTGCGGGCACGTCGACAAAACGCTGGAGTCCGTCAAAGTCGACGTCGTTCGCGATCTGGACGATGAGCGGCTTCGTCACGCGGTTCGTGAAGTCGTCGAGGCTCAACGCCATGTCGGAAGAGGTGAACCCGCGCGCCTGCTGGTATTGCTTGTTCAAGACCAGCGGCACGGAGCGTTCGATGTAGTCTTGAAGTTGAATGCCTTGCCCGGCCGTCGAGACGGCGCGCGCAGGCTTGCGGATATTGATGAGGTAGCCGATCTTCGCGCCAGCTTGCCCGAACTTGTCGTCATACTGGCGGTCGACCTTTTTCGTGAAGGAGATCGAGTTTTCGAGAACCAGCAGGTTCTTCCAACTGATCTCCTGTCGTGTAAGCAGAACGTTTGCCAAGTTAAGCTCCTTTTTGCAGGCTCTCTATTGCTCGGCGTTCATCGCGCGACGCAAGTCTTTGGCCTTGCCGGGATAGTTCGGCTTGGCGGCGATTTCCGCGAACGAGAGAGCCGCTGATGATCCCCCCGTGCTTACCGTCCGCACCGGAGCGGGCACTCGGGGCCGTGGTCTTGCCGGAGCTTCGTCGTCAGCCTCGCCAGGTGCGGGCGCGCCAGTCGTCAGCCTCGCGGAGAGGCGTCCGACTTCCATGACGGCGGAGAGTGGTGTCATCTTGCCGAGTTTCGCAGCGTAGGCAGGGTGCCGCCCAAGGTAGTAGATCACTTCGGCGCCATTCTCCTGCTCCAAGATCGCCAGTTGCACTTCCTGGCCGATGAAAATGTCCTTGTTCACGACTTCGTCCCAGTCGGCGTGAGCTTCTTTCGCTTCTTCAACCTGAACCGCATAGTTTTGGATGTTTTTCTCGAAGCGCGCCTTGTTCGCCGTTTCCGCGTCCTTGATCGCGGTTTCTTTCTTCGTTTTCTCGACGCCCCAGGCAATCAGGGCGTCCTCGTACTTCTGCTCGCCATCGCCATCTTGCGAGAAGTCCGCGCGCTTCGGCTTGACTGTTTCTTTCGCTGGTTCCTGCCTGCTTTCAAGTTCCGTGAGCCGCTTGCGAAGCTCTTCGTTCTCAGCCGTTAAGGCTAGGGTGGCGCGTTCGACGGCGCGCTCGCGGCGGCTTTTCTTCGGCGGCGTAGATGGCTCTGCCTTTTTTCCGGGCTCTGCTTCTTCCGCTTCCTGCTTGTCCTGCCATTCGACGTGCGCGGTTTCAAACTCCTCTTCGCTCTTGTAGTCTTCACGCTTCGGTTCGGCCACAGCCTCCGGTTCTTTCGCAACTTCGTAGCCCGCGCCTTCGACCACGGCCTTCAGGTTCTTCTCGCGCACTTCGTCGCTAACTTCGTGGCTCGCTGATTTCAGAACGATTCCGGTAGGCATCTTATTCTCCTATTGCTGCACGTACGTCAAGTATCCGCCAATCGCAACGGTGGTTCCTGCGCTCGTCGCACAAATTTCCCCGCTGGCGATGCTGGTAAACTGCGTCATGCTGCCCTGCCCACTGATGAACGTCGGCACGTTCGCCGTGATGTTTCCTTGATACGTGCCGGTAAGCGACGATGGCGTTGTATCGCAAGGAGTCGTAACCTTGGTGCCCGTCTTGAAAATGATCGAACCAACCGTGGTCGCAGAACCTTGAATCGTCGCAGAGAAACCGCAGACAAGGATGGTTTTCCCGGCCACGGCGGCGACCAACTCAGTCGTCGTAGCGCTCGAAATGTTGATCACGGCCGTAGATTTTACTTGGCTTAAATCCTGACAGGAATCCGTCGAGCCAGGTATGACCGGAGGCGCCGCCGCGACGATCAACGACGGGTCGATGGCCGTTTGCGTCACCGTTATATTTATATTCGCCGAGCCCGAACCGAAGGCCGAGGCGCGCACGCGGAAGCGCAGCGCGGCCCATACGGGGCATTGCCACGCGCGAACCTGGTTCGTCGGCACGGCTTCGCTCGCTTCGAGTATGTTGACATCAGTTCGAGCGCAAACTTCTTGAAAATAGTTCGTGCCCGCCGTGGGGTCGGAAAAGTCGAAACCAATCGTCACGCCCGAGTACGTGCCGGAAATCGTCACGGTCACGGCGGCATAGTTCGCCACCGGAATGTCGAGCGTCGAGCCCGCACCGGAGCTTTGCGGCGCCCCTGAGGTCCCGAGCGTGGTCACGAAGACCGCGTTCGTGCAGGCACCGTTCGGCGTGCTGCACGCCGAAGTAAGCTGCCCGTTGTAGCTCAGGTTCGGCAGAATGTTCTGCGCACGAAGCGAGAAGGGCGCCAGAAACAAAAGCAACCAGAGAATGCGTTGCGTCAAAAACGTGAAAAGTTTTTTCATCCCGTGCTCCCTCACCCCGTTGAACCCGGAATCGGAACCGTCGGTGCCGCCGGTGTAACAGGTTGAACCTTCGGCTCGACCGCGCCCGGCAGCTCAGGCGTGGGCGGCGCCGCGCCGGCCTCTTCCTCAACCGACATAGATTCGTGCAGCAGTTGCACGCGATGGCTGATCGAATCAAGCACCGCCTGGACGTGCGCCAGCCCTGCCTGCCCCTCGGTTTTAAGAATTTGCAGCGCAAGTTGCGTCTCTGCTTGCAGGTTAGCGATCCTCTCACGGCTCTCTACGTCAAGCCGCTTCGTGCGGATCGTGTCCGTAGCCCGCGCCAGCTCGGCCACAAGCTGCTGCTGCTGCTGCGTGAGCTGTTGAATGGCTGCCCCTTGCTGCGCCAGCTGCGCGTCCTTGTCACCCTCGTCAGCATCTTGAAATTGCGGCGGCGTCATCTTCTTGAGAATCTTCGCCAGCTCGTCGGCACCGTTAAAGTCAGCGTTCCTCGCCCACAGGTAGAGTATCGGAATAAACGCTTGGCTCTGCGCAATCGCCGGCTGGGCTATCACTTGCGTCAACGACTTGAAACCCTCGCGCCGCCCCGTCTGGCTCATCGGCCCCGAGGAAAGCGTCACGTCGTACTCGCCCTTGCCGATGTCGTAAGCCTTCCGTATCGCCTCATTGTCGAGCAGGCCCGCCGCATCGTCGGCCGTGCTGTACTGCGAGTTGAAAACCGCCGCGTGCTTTATGCTGTCGTCAGGGTTGACGATCCTTTGAAGCCGCGGCGCCGTAATGTACCGCGGCCAAAGGTCGAGGAGAACCTTTCCCTGCCAGCGGATCGCGCGGTTCAAATTGTCGGAATAGCTAACCATGCCCTTGTCGGACTGTAGTTCACGTGTAAGAATAGCGAAGCCCGACTCGGCCTGAAGGCCCGGCTGATCAACCTGCGGACCGTAAATGCCGACTACCGCCTTCATGTCGTAGTCCGCCTGCCGGATGATCGCAGCCATACCGGCGATGTCGAAGTTGCGGTTCGCGCGGCTCGGCGGCGCGAGCGGCCGGTCTTGCTTGTCGTAAGGCTGGTAGGGAACGTACGGGAAGTTCTTCTTGCTCATCAGCCTGTAAAATTCCTCAAAGTTTTCCGTCGCGCCCATCGGCACGAAGAGCGGGTCTTTCCCCTGGGCGTCGATCTGCTCGACTTGCCGCGTCACCATGAAATCGTAAATCCGCTGCGCGTCGCGGTAGTCGCGTACCATGCCAGCCTTGTAGCTGCGGCCGTTGACGTTCAAGCGCACACCGAAAAGGTCGACGAGCGGAATGTACTTCCCGAGGTACTCGTACCGTTCGAGCACCTCGATGGCGTTGTGCTTCACGCAGCAAACCTTGCGGATCAGCGTTTCGCGCTCGTCGTCTATAGCCGAGCGTTCGAGCGCGGTGAGGTTTTTCTTCAATTCGACGCTGCCGTCAGAAAGTTGGCAGATGATTTCTTTCGTTAGCTCGATCCACCAGTACTCGGCCGTGCGCGCGCCGTGCTTCGTGACCCATCCGGGCGCGGCCGAAGCAGAATCAGTCGGGAAGCGCAGCTGCACCATCTGCGAATCGGGATATTTCGCCTTGTATTGTTCCTTGGCCAAGTCTTCGACGACGTGCGCCCAAAGCGGGTCTTGCCCCAGCGGGTTGCGGATCGGCGCAAGGTAGGCGTTGAACGGGTTCTCGAACGGC